TCCCGATTCAGGTCGATCAGACCAGCGCCCCCAATCCGGTCGGCTCGCAAGCGCCGGACACTCCGACCCGCCGCGAAGCCATTCAGAAGGCCTTTGACAAGGGCCAAGGCCAGAAGGACAGGAATGACCGGCACGATCAAAGGCCCGCTCCAAAGGCTGCGGAAGCCCGCATGGGGCACAACCAGCCGCCGGAGGACCAGAAGTTCGATTTGCGCAAGCGGCCCAAGGGCGACGCCCCCGTCCCGAAGGGGCCACCCCCGCGCGAGCGCGCCGAGCATGGCCACTTCGCGCCAAGGCAACAGGGACAACAGGAAGTCCTGAGTCCAGATCCCAGGCAGCAATCGCAGCGCCAGCCAGGAACGCCAGGACAGCTCCAAACCTACCGGCCAGAGCACTCAAAGCTGCACCCGCAGGCGCCCTATCGCGAGCCACCCAACCGGTTTGCCAATCACTCCAAGCACGACTGGCAGCATGCGCCGGAAAGCGTCCGCGCCGAAGTGCATCGGATGTATGACGAATTCGGCCGAGCGTACAAAATCTACAAGGCCGATTTCGACGAGATGCAGACCCTGCGTCCGTTCCAGAAGCTCGCGAAGGATTGCGGCACCACCATGGTCAAGGCGCTCTCGAGCTACGTCGCGCTCGAGGACAAGATCCGCAAGAATCCGCTCGCCGGCCTCGACACGGTCGTCAACAACCTCGGCCTGCAAACGTCGGATGGCCAGCGCATCGGGCTGCGCGACATCGCCTTCTACATCGCATCGATGACGCCGGAGCAGTATAACCAGATCCAGCAGGACAATGCGCAGATTGCCACTGCACAGCAGATTGCGAATGCGAAGCAGGAGATCGCGCAGCTCAAGCAAAGCTGGCTAGAGGCGCAAGCACAGCAGCAATTTCACTATACGCGGAGCGCAGTCGACTACTACGCCAACAGCCATCCGCGGCTAGATGAACTCGGTGACCTGATCGAACAGGAAATCAAGCATGGCTACGATCTTGACACCGCATACCGCCGAGCGAACCTGCTTCGCCCGAGCACCCAAGCGGCTCAGACCCGCAACCCATCGGCTCAGACCCGACCCGCAACTGACAGATCCATCTCCGGCTCCCCTGGCTCCAGCAACGGTGCGACGCGCCGTGGCAAGCCGTCGGCGTCGCCGCGAGATGCCGTGAGAAATGCGATCAGCAGAATGCAGGGTCGCGCCTGAAACCCCAATGGAGAACGTAAATGCCTAATATCACCAGCAATGCGAACTACCAGCAGATTCTGAGCATGGCGCTCGAGGATCGCTCGCAAGGTTATGAGGATCTCGTGTCCAACAACAATATCTTGCTGGCCACGACCAAGCGGAAAGGCCTCTGGCATTCCTACTCAGGGCCGCGGATCCGGCAGAGCCTGCAGATCGGAAAATCTTCCGCGCAGTGGTATTCCGGATACGATCAGCTGCTCAACCCTGCGTTGGATATCATCAACGACGCAGTCTATGACCCCAAGATGGTCGTGATTCCGATTATCCTCTCGATGCAGGAAATCCTCAACAATGAGGGGCAGGCTCAGCTTGAGGATGTTTACGAGACCTACATCACCGCAGCCGAGAAAGCGCTCTCGGACGCGATGGACGCCGGCATCTACAGCGACGGCACTGCCAATGGCAACAAACAGATCACCGGTTTAGCCACGGCCGTCCCGATCGTCACCAACTCCGGCACCTACGGCGGCATCGATCGCGGCTCGGCGACGATCTGGCGAACGACGACGTTCGACGCGAGCGGCTCGGCCGGCAGCGTCTCGCTGAGCGGTATTGGCACTCAGGTAACCTCGACCACGATCCGGCCGATGCTCAACTACGCCATGACGCGGCAGTCTCGCGGCAAGGATTACGCGGATCTCTTGATCATGAGCCCAGAGCATTACGCGGCTTATGATGCAGCCACGATCGCAATCCAGCGGCAACAGAACGAGACGAGCCTCGGCCAGCTCGGCTTCTCGGCGCTCGAATATATCGGCGGCGGCAAGCGGGCGGAGATCGTGCTTGACGGCGGCATCGGCAGCAACTGTCCCGCGAACACGACCTTTGGCCTCAACACCGATACGTTCAGACTGCGCTATCACCCGCAGAGAAACTTCGATCGGATTTTCGATGCAGATGGCCAGATGCCAATAGATAAGGACGCTGTGGCTCAGTTCATTGGTTGGATGGGCGAATTGACTATGACTAACCCGCTCTTCAATTGGCGCATGTATGATAGTAATCCAGCGGCATAACAGTGTCAACACCTACTCTACAGGGTAGGTTATAGAGCGTATAGTCCTCCCTCCTAAAACAGAGGGAGGACCGAATGACGAAACTGAACGATTTGCTGCGCTACGACTCAGAGACCGGAAAATTGTTCTGGAAAGAGCGGCCGATTACAATGTTTGCGTTTAATCCCGAGCGGCACAGTGGAAAGCGGATCTATAGCGCGGAGCGGGCGTGCAACACTTGGAATACGCGTTACGCCAATACCGAAGCGTTAGCGGTGTTGAACAATTGGGGCTACTTTCACGGGCGCGTTGGCGATCGCTACTTGCTGGCGCATCGGGCCATTTGGGAAATGGTGACGGGCCGTATTCCTGAAACGCTCGACCACATCAACGGAGTAAAGACCGATAATCGCTTGGTTAACCTTCGCGAAGTAACGCCAAGCCTAAGCAGTTCCAATCGCGGTGTCCCGATCAATAACAAGAGCGGCGTGATTGGTGTGTTTTGGAATACCGCGCGCAAGAAATGGCAGGCGCAAATCAGCCTTGGCCGCAAACGGCAAAATCTTGGTTTGTTTGACACCAAAGAAGCGGCAATATCGGCGCGCAAAGCTGCGGAACGAGCGCTGAAGTTTTCAAGTCGAGAATCAAACGAAGACTAACCCCGCGGCCTAATCCAACCGCAGGGCGAACGCTGGCGGCCTCCCCACCACCGTCCCACCCCTGGGGCCGCCAGCTAAACTTTTAGGACATTACAGGAGACACGAAATGCCGAGACAGGATCCGGATGAAATGCTCGTGGTCGTTTTCAAGACGATCGCGATGGAGAATGAACAAAAGACATTGCAGGAGGGGCGCCCGATCTTCGACGATGTCCCGATCTGCGAAGTCAGGAGTCCTGGCAGCAAGGAGGTCAAGCACTTCCCCGCCACGGCGATGTCCACCGGATGGCTGCAGGACGAGAACGGCAAGCAGTACCAGATCTCCTACGCCGAGCGCTTTCGCCACCAATTCCAGCAATTCAAGCGCGACGAGACGCAAACCAAATCAGGCACGCCGCTCGACCATGTGCCGTTCTTGACCGAGGCCAAGCGCGCCGAACTCCGCGCTCTCAACGTCTATACACTCGAGACGCTGGCCGGCATCGAGGGCAACGAACTGAAGAACCTCGGCATCCACGGCAGGGAGCTCAAGAACCAAGCCGAGGCCTACATGGAGGAAGCCCTGAGGCGGGCACCGGACATGCAGCTACAAGCGCAGGTCGACGCGTTGGCCGCGCGTAATGCGATCCTCGAGGAAGATATTTTGATCCTGAAAGCCAAGAAGCAGGCCGAGTCTGAAAACTTCGAAGACATGACCGCCGAGCAGCTCGCCGAGTACATCACCGCCTGTACCGGCCACGCCCCGCAGGGCAACCTCTCGCGCAAGACGCTGCTCAGGCTCGCCACCGACGTGAAAGCGGGAGACCTCGCGTGACACTTCTCGCGGTCGTCAAGGCAGTGTGCTCGGTCGTCGGCGTCGAGCAGCCGACATCCGTGTTCAGCAACATCATTGCTAACAGGACGATGCAGGAGATGCTCGACCTCGCCAATGAGATGGCGCAGCGCATTGCCTACGACAACCGCGAGTGGACGCTATTTCGAAACGTGGGAACGCTGGTCGGTGATGGCACGACGACTGCGTTTCCGCTGCCCGTCAATTTCAAGCGGATGCTGCTGACCACAAATCTGTGGCGGTCGACCTCCGCGCTGACGCCGATGCGGTTCATCGTCGATTTTGACGACTGGAATAACCGCAGGCAACTTAACATCTATAGCGGTTACGGCGAATGGACGATCTATGGCGGCAATATCGTCATCGCGCCGGTGCTCGCGACAGGCCAGACTGCGACCTACGGCTACCTCGATAAAAACTGCATCGATCTCAACAGCGGCGGCTTTGGCGATAGCTTCCAGAGCGACAGCGATGGCTTTCGCCTCGATGAGAGGCTGCTGAAGCTCGGCATGATCTGGCAGTGGAAATCGCAGAAGGGCGCTGCCTACAACGAAGAGCTCGGCACTTACTCTGATGCGATGGCCGTCGCAATGGGCTCAGACAGTCCTGGGCCGATCTATATCGGCCGGCAGACGGTCTCGAGCGCGACCAAGATTGCTTATCCGTTTGGGCCAGTGCCGACGCCATGAGCCAGTATCAAGCATTCCGCCGCGTAGCTGTCCAGCCCCAGGCGGCGCAGAAGCAGGAGACGATGTCGTTTCCCGCGCCGACCCGCGGGCTCGTCCTTGATGAGAATTACGCCTACATGCAGCCAGGGGGCGCGGTCGTGCTCGATAACTGGCGCCCGACGCTGCGCGGGGTGGCATTGCGCAGCGGCTGCGTCCTGCACAGCGATCTGCACGCGTTGGAGAAGTATGAGGCGCTATGGGACACCGCTTTCTGGGACAAGGCGCTATGGGATCACACCAGCGCAACGCCTTCCGAGCGGTCTCCGATCATTTCGGCGTTTTCCTATGAAAGCGCGTTCAATCAGAAAATGTTCGCGGCCGATAAGGACAAGCTAGTCGATGTCACTTATTCCGTGACCGATGGCGATCCGATCTTGGTCCGGCGAGGCCATAGTTCCGGCAATTACTGTTTTTCGCAGTTGTCCAATCAAGGCGGAGATTGGGGTATTGCGGTCAACGAGGGCGGCGATGCCCCGCTGCGCTTTGACGGCACCAATTGGGTCTCGCTCGATTCCACGCTGCCGCCCAATTGGGTCAACGGCAACATCTACCTCATCAACGACAGGGCAACAGATCCGGCTGATAGCTCGGCGTGGAAATGCGCAGTCTCGCATGTCGCCGCCATGTCCGGCACTTTCGCCGCCGATCGCGCCGCGAACCCGAGCTATTGGGTGGCGGACGTTCCGGTCGACGGGGCGGCTTTGATCTCGGGTCCGACAGGCTCAAATGTCGAGTTTGGCAAAAACCTCAGCCACGTCTGCAAATATCGCAATCGCTACTTCTTCATTGAGCAGGACTCAATGAATGCGTGGTACCTCCCCGTTAACGCTGTCGGCGGCTCACTAAGCATAATCCCGCTATCCGGTGCGGCGAGCCTCGGCGGCAAGCTGATGTTTTGTACGGTGTGGAGCATCGACGGCGGCGACGGGCCGGATGACAAGCTGATATTCGTCACTAACCTCGGAGAGGTTCTCGTCTTCAGCGGCTCTGATCCGTCCGCCGCTGCCAACTGGAGGCAGGAGGGCAGATATCGCATCTCGCCGCCGATGGGCATGAACGCCTACATGCCGCTCGGCGGCGATGTCCTGATCGCGACCATGGCCGGCATCATTCCTGTGTCTGCGTGCATCAATAAGACTTACGAGCAGATGGAGCTCGCCGCGATCACTAAATCGATCAAGATGATGTGGCGCGACGAAGTGGTGGCGAAGCGGTCGTGGGCTTGGACGATGTGCCATTGGGAAAAATACGATGGCGTCGTTGTCACGTGGCCAGGCTCGACCCCAGGATATTGTGCCGTCATGAATGCGGCGACTGGCGCCTGGTGCCGTTTTGTCGGCTATGACGCAACATGCTTTATCAAGATGGGCGATGATCTGTATTTCGGCACCCAAGACGGCAAGATCATGCTCGCCGATCGCAGCGGCATGGATAATGGGCTGCCCTACACCGCATCACTGGTCGGCGGTTGGGAAGTGTTTCAGAGCCCAGGGCAGACGCTGACGTGGCGGCAATCGCGCGCCTCGTTCTTCGCGACGCCAGGGCAATATTTCCGGCCGCAGCTCTCGGCCTGCGCCGATTATGTCGTGACGCTGCCTCCAGCGCCAAACGCAGGGCCGGATCCAGGGATATTCGATGTTTGGGATCAAGGCCTGTGGGACACCGCGAAGTGGGATCAGGTCGGGGTGCCAGAGCCAGTGGTTCGCAACACGATGTGGGTTTCGATCGGGCGCACTGGCTTCTCGCTCGCTCCAGTCGTGCAAGTCACGGTCGCGCAGCGCGCCCCGCCCGAGGTCGAGCTGATCACAGTGAACGCCGTATTCGATCGCGCAGGCATCGACGTGTGAGGATGATCCATGGCCGCTAAACCATATTTTTCCGACCTCGATTATAGCGATCCGTTTCCGCCGGCTTGGATCTACGGCAATCCGGATGCCATGGCTGCCGCCACGGCGTGGAATAAGGCCCATATGAAGTATCCGCCGGGGCCGACCGATTTTTCGTCACCACCAACAAGCGCACAAGACGCCAAGCGAGATGCGATCGTGTCGGCGATCTTGGGACAAAGCCAAGGCACGGATGTGAGATCAGCTTATCTGCCAGGAGGCGCGCAAGGCAGCGGCGCGGACACGGGTACGCCTGATACAGGCGAGCCAGACACTGGCAGCCGCGACAAGCCTGAAACGCCACCGGAGGAAACGCCAGACAAGCCGATCGTCAACATGCCGGACACGGGCAAGAAGGCGTCGCCGGACGACGAGGCGCAGCACGACAAGGAGCATCCGCAGGATCCTATAAACAAGCCGGAGCCGCCACCGGAGCCGCCACCGGAGCCGCCACCGCCGCCGGTTCCGAACGTCGAGGTGCCCGATCCGGACATCGAAGCTCCCGACACTCAACACGGTGTTCCTTCGACGAACCAGACGCCGAACCCGCAAG